TTGAAACCAGATACTTTTTCTGGACTAGATATAGAGTGTCAAATTTCACGAACAGTTTGTAATTTCCCACTCGAGCTATCCGGTCTAATATCTCCCAATCTGTCTCGTCTATCTGTTCTATTGACTGGTCATCCTCGAGACTGAAGTCACTCAAAGGACCAGGCGGATCTATCACAATCTTCAATTCGTGTTTCTTAGCTATCTCTTCAGCTATGGCTTTCAGGTTGGGGCTTTTATATATCTTGGGAGGTGAAACGCGCTTCAGTTTATAACTGAGGTCATAGGCTATAACCTTCAAGACAGATGGATCTTCAAGAGGAAACTCCGGAGATACCTTTCCAATCTCTCCCTCAAATACCTTGCTAACATCATCTGTGTATCCCATATACAACTCAACTGGAGTTCCCAACTTGAAGTCCCCAGGATCTAAAGAGAAAGCTTCACTCTCCCTGATACCAAAGTCCAACTTCGCAGTAGCCTCCAGAGACTCATCGTAGATCAGAGACCCAAGATGACTCTTCACCAAGTCTGTAATTTCAACACCGTTACAGATGATACCAAAATCGGGAGCCTTATCTGGCATTAGGAACCTTCATCTGAGAGCCCGGCTTAGGATTCCAAATATCTAACTCAGGGTTAGCCCGAATGAGAAGGTCATATTTGGTAGAGTCCCCATAGACTCTAAAGGCCAGAATGTCTATTCTGTCTCCAGGCTGAACCGTTATGTATCGTTCTATTGAAGTTGCCATTCTCTAAACCGAAGAGTTATCAGAACCTCTTTTGCCGTCAGGTCAGAAAAGAACTCAACAATTCTGAATGACCAATCTGTCACTACTCCATCGAAGTAGTTAGGTCCCACTATTATTCGAATCCTCGAAGGCCTTCCTTTGCCCTCTATCAGCTCCTCCCATCTTTCTATCATTGCCTTAATAGCTTGAAAATCCATCTTCAGATTATCTGTAGAGATGGCCTCTTCCACAGTATATTCTATTTCAGGGGCACCAGGGTCAGCCATATAGAGAAGAGGCAAATCTATCTTCCGTGGACCGATATTTATGAATTGAAGATTGCCTCCTTTAGTATCGCCCTTCCATGTTATCTCTCCCCAGTTGATCTTCCTCGCCCACTCAAAAGTGTTGGGGTTGAATTGGAAACTGAGAAACTCATTCAGATCTAGATTATAGAGTTGACCCTTGGCTAAAGCTATCCCCGAAAACGGAGGAGAACTCCCCTGAGATGTAGGAATGAACAGACCCATCACCATCTCCCCCCGGCACCTCTCTGTTGCCTGTCCGCTATTATTTTGGCCGCCGCTGTGGCTATTTCTGTGGGGTCAGCTCCCCGCGGAGGATAGAGATTTATGTTGACTGGGTTATTGCTATAGTCCGTTATCTGCTGAGTAGGTGCTCCACCGCCAAATCCTGTAGGAACCGCAACCGGACCCGAAAGGATAGGAACTCCAATCGGCGGAGCGATGGGAGGAGCTTCGGCAGCGGGGGAGGCGGAACTGCCGCCGAGTCCCAATTTGCCCAACACTCCACCGATTATTCCAGTATGAAGCCTGACCCACCAACCAAGAAGCTCTTCTATCTTAGAAACGATTTTTTCCATCCACTCCCAAACCGAAACCATAGACTCTTTGATCTTATCTAAGGCAGAGGTCCCAACCTCTTTCACCAAATCCCAGTGTTTGATAATTAGTAAGAAGGGAGCCACCAGTGCCAAAAGCCAATCAGGAGCCTTATCAAGCAAACCCCTCATAGTTTTGAGGGCGGATGTAGCAGTGGTCTTAACCCAATCCCAGTTCCTCACCAGAAGAACTATACCCGCTATCAAAGCAGCAATGCCAACTATGATTAGACCCACAGGATTTGCCGTCATAGCAGCATTCCAAAGCCATTGGGCAGCAGTGACCATCTTGGTCCATAAAGCCAGAAGTCCCAGTCTAATCTTCAACATCAAAACGGTGTTCCCCAAAGACGCTAGAACTCCCTTAGAAACCATTCCCTGACTCGCCAAAACCATCAAAGCTCTTTGAGTCTGTATCATCATAAGGAGGAAATAGACGGAGGCCAAGCCTCCTGCCATTGTGAGTAAGACCCCTCCTACCAAACTTCCATACGTTACCCACTTAGTTGCGGTAGGGTGGGCTTTGACGAGCTTCTGAACCCAAATTATTGCTTTCTTCAGCCAACTAACCAATTTCTCCATAACCGGAAGAGCATAATCCCCTATAGTATTGGTTAGAACCTTTATTCTATTTTTCGTAATCAGCCACTGACCGTTAAGAGTCTCCTGCCTAGCTGTCACCATAGCCTGAAGAGCGTTACTTTCCTTAACGGCTTCTATTTGTTCTTTGATAGCCTGACTCTGACCTAACAACATAGCGATGGCTCGAGAACCCTCATCTCCAAAAGCGGCCTGAAGAGCCGCCGCATCTTCCATCGCCAAACCAAAGGCCTGAAAGGAAGAAGCCCCACTTAGTGTTTCATCTACTATCTGTTTCTGGCCCTCTGCTATATCCTCAGAAGTTATGCCGAATCTCTTTTCTATCTCCTCCAAGATGTCATAGATGGGTCTTATTCTTTTCTGAGCGTCCACTATATCGATGCCAACTATCTTAGCGGCAGCAGTGGCTTTTCTACTGGCTCCTCCCTTTGTTTTCCCCGTGGTAGCCAGTTCCAGGTATTCGTCCATCGACATAGTGGAAGCATCAATAGACTCCCCAAATCTATTTTGAAGTTGAGTAACCTGTCTCAAAAAGGCAGAATAGGCTGTCCCTGCAAGAGTCCCCTGAAGACCCTTAGTTTGGAGAAGTCCTATCGCTACGGCAGCTTCCTCTAATTCGATTCCTAAAACATTCGCCGGCCCAGCAGCATATTGCATAGCTTGAGATAATTCAGGCAAAGTGGTTTTGAACTTGGCCACTGTCCCGGCTAAGATATTAGCTATCCTATTGGCCTTTTCCATTGGACTGAGAGTATCATCCCATCGAAGGGCGAAGGTATTTAGAAGAGCTGCCATAGTGGTTACAGCTTCTTTCATGGAACCCATACCAGCCACCGCCAGATCTGCGGTAGGCTTTAACGCTCCTTGAGCCTCTGCTGCCGTCAGGTTTGCCGAGACCAAATCATAGGTAGCCGTCTCCAGGTCGGCCAGGGGAATCATCGTATCCCCAGCCATACCCAGTATGGCTTCTTTCAACCCTCTTATCTGTTTATCAGCCTCGGCTACATCACCAGTGGCTACCAACAGGGATTTCACATCGGCTAATCTCTGTTGGGATTCAGCAGCGCCTTTGGCACTTATCAAAAAGGGAGCCGCTAAAACTGCTCCCGCGGCCGCCACCTTAAGGCTCATTCGAAGTCCCTGCTGGTAACGTTGCATCGCCAGCCCGGCTCGATGAGCCTGTTCTTCTATACTTTCAGTAGTCGCTCGAGCGGTTCTTTTGAGATTCCTAAGATTCCCCTCAGCCGACTTGACCTGGCGAGACATCTTATCCTTCCATTGAAGGACAAGACCTAAACCTAACTGTTCAGTCAGCATAATTAAACCTACTACCCTTAGATCCAGCCTTTTTTATAGGCAGGCGGATCTACAGGACTAAAATACCCGAGGTCCTCCTCGAGGGACATCCTTCAATCGTTGAGCAAGTTCCTTGTGGTGTTTGGCCATTATCTCAATCCATTTAATTCTTTCCGTATGTTCCATCTCCGTCACCTCGTCATAACCAAACCCCAAACCATAGACCAGAAGGAACATCTCCTCATAGAGCTGATCTATGGGATATGGAAAGTTCCTTAACCCTTCTCGGAAAGAAAAGGGCGGGTCGTCTCTACTCCCGGGACTTTGTTCAGGTCATTGTAGATCCCTATTATGGTTTGAAAGTCCTCCTGATACATATCCTGGAAAACCTTTGCCGGGGGATTCTCCATCTGTCCCAACTTGATCACCACCCTTCCAAAGATGATGGAGAACATCTCCAGTAGGGCTCCGGTGGCTCTCATAGAGACTACGGGATTGCCACTCTCTATGTTCAAGTCATCCCCAGACAGAGCCTTCATTCGAATGTCCTTGTTGAGACAAATGATGTCGGAGTTCTTGACCTTTCTCATCTGGACCGACTTGTGAATCGCTCCTTGGCCATCCTCATAACCAATGGGGAGTTCAAATTCTCTGGTCAGTTCCATCGTTCCGCCTCCTATTGAAATATGCCTAAAATTTCTCCGGCCGTTCCACTAAAGATTCCTTCGGCTTCGGAGATTCCACTATGCTGAATGACTACAGCTTCAAATGCCCCCTTTTCCTCATTAGCCCTTAAAGGTGGCCCAAGCCACTCTGCTGGCCAAGCCTGAAACAAATCCCATCGCCAAGCCTCGAATCTTACAGTCATCCCAACTTTGACAATCTGGTCCAGCATATAAATGGACATCGTCCTTCTGTAGTCGGGCTGGCCCTTAGTCCAGTTAAGGACCTCCTGATGCCAATTCCAAAAGGCCCTACTGAAAGTCATACCTCGAACTAAGGTGATGGCATTCTGTCTGGCCTTCCGAGGGAATTTGTGTCTCCCGGGATAACCTCCCTCCAGAACTTCTTTCACGTCTAGAGTCTCACTCAGACCATCCACAGACTCGAAGCCAAGAACAAATTGGCTCCCTGTGAACTGGCCATCTATCTGGACAGCAAAGTTGAAACCCTTGAGCCTCTCCAAGCCGAGGACATCAAGAGCTTCAATGATTTGTTCTGGAGCAGATATTAAGGACATCAGCCTAAGGTTATCTCTGGCATACTCAGGTCAAAGACGAAGACCGTTGGATTGGAGTCCTGACTGGCGTCCAATTCGGGTGGAGTCATTTTTGGAACCCAGGCATTCCGGAAATTGAACCTTATGGTTTCATTTCCATCACGGTCCAGATGAGCTACTGCTCCACTCTTCCGATCTTTGGAGCCAGCATTGTGCCAGTCGACGATTTCCTTTATATCATCGACCCCTCCAACCCGAAGGTGTTTTTCGATGGTGATAGTCATTGGCTTCTTCAATCCCGAAGAGGTGCCCTTGACCAGTTCATCGATACCTGTTCTGCCTTCAATGACTCCCCATTCGGAATCGCCTATGGTTATTTTTTCGAAGGCCATTATGGCAATTCCTTCAACCTCCAAGAGGAACTTGGCATTGGTCTCATAGAGGGCGTCAGGAGCCGCCTTCCCGTATTCTTTCGGCATACCTTTCTCCTATCCTATCTTAAGAGTTAACTGTTCAATCCCGCTCAGGCTACGGAGAGACCCATAGGAGAGCTGGTCAACTTGATGACGAACTTCTCCGCAGTCCCCACAGGAACATATTCGACTTCCACCAGGGCGATTCCCAGAGCTATCTGATCGTTGGGGTTGTTCGAGGAATTCATTATCACCAGATAGGCTTTTCCTGTGGGATTGGAGGCGTCGAATAGTGCTCCTTTACTCTGCTCGTTGGCGAGGAAAGCCTCGACCCGACGGATGACCGACTTCCAGAGGAACTGGTCGTGAGGCTCGAAGGGAACATCGGCCAAGCCTTCCATCAGACTCCTTCCGATGTAGCTCCAGAGTTCCGCATAGTGATTGAATCTCCACGCCGTCAAGACGCTACAGGTTCTCCCACCATAGGTTCTTATCCCTCTGCCCCGGAACTTTCTGGCGACATCGACTCCGGCGTCATTCAGGACCTCCCCCTCCGGAACTGAAACGGGATACTCGACGTCGATGGCATAAGGAATCGCTTCGTTTCCGATGTTCTTGTGGACTCCCCTCCGATAGTCCTTCTCGACCGAACACCCGAGAACGAAACTGGAGAGTGGCAGATAGACCGCCACCTGCTCCTCAAGGACTTTCAACCAGGGATACCAGCAGGTGAGCCTTCTCCCCGCGAAGTTGTTTCGGAAAGTCACCGCCTCAGTTGGAGTCTTGCCGTAGGGAACATCCCCAATGAAGTGAACCAGAACTCTGGTATTGGCGTAGTCCAGGAGGTCCTGAACCAAAGCTTTGTAAGCAACAGCGGGGTCGCCGTTGGTGAGCAGGGGATTGGGACAGACAAACCGGAACAAACCTTCAACGGCGTCGAAGGCATACTTGCCTGTCTTACTGGCCTCGACTCCAGTGTAGTCAGCCCCGTCCACATCGGAGAGACCATCCACTCCACCTGTTAAGGCTTGGAGAGTAGTGGCAGCTGGAAGGTCCTGGTAGTCGGTGTCAGTGGCCTTGAGGTCTTCCACTGTGACATAATCACTGTTGTCAGCGATCACTTTTTCACAATGGAAGGTCACGGCGTCGTTCATTGACAGACCATCCCAGGTCTCCACCAGAAGACTGGTGTCGTAGATCTTGAGGGAGAACTCCATCGACTTGACGGTGGAAGTCTCGGTGGGATAGGCGTAAGTCGTTCCCCCAGACCAATAGACCTTCTTGTTGGCAGCGTCAATCTGAGTGATTCGCACATACTCCTGATTAGTCCCGTTGTCAAGTTCGAGGTCGGAGCCCACCTCCAAGCCCTCTATGGAAAGGAGCATAGCTTCCTCAGCGGAAACGGGAATTTCGAGTGAAGGCTCGGTGGAGAGGATACTGTAATCGTCGATGTCCGCTTGGAGAGCGTTCCCCCATATCCCTTCATTTTTGGCCCACACCTTCAAGGTATCTTCTGGAGCTCCTTGACGGTCTTGGAAAACTTTGAAAGCTCTGGCAGCGGCATCACTCGCCACTCTAACTATATAGAGCTGGCCAGAGCCTACCTTGGCGAAGAAGGCTTTGACCGAATAGGGAGAGGTGCACCCTGTAGGAGGCTTGATTCCGAATATCCCCTGAGCTTGTGTGAGGTTAGTCACCAAGGTGGCTTTGTGAAGAGGACCTTTGACGAAGTTCCCCATCAGACCGCAGATTCCAGTGGTGACCCCCGCAATAGGGGATAGGCTTTGACCTTCTACCAGGTTCACGCCTACATTGTAACTACCCATTTTTCTTCTTCCTCCTTTTTGATTTGGGTTTGCTTGAGGTATTTGTTTCTTTCTCCTCTTGGAGATCTTCCGCCTCCTTTACCAATTCGGAGATTTCCTCTTGGGGAACCTCTTCCTGAGGGACCTCTTCCTTTATATAGCGAAGGCTTAGAATCCCTCTACTCTCTTTCAACTTGACATCAGCTGAGAGTTCTTGGTCAGCATAAGGACCCTTTGTAGCCATAGGTCCAATGACAGCCTCAGTTGATTTCAACTTGACCGTCAGGAAAGTGGGCTGACGATTGACTATCTCAAATGCCATATTTTCTCTCCTCTTATTCTGGACCGAAGGACGAAGTCGGAGTCGTCATATCTACCTTGACTATCATTCCATTCTCAAATCGCCTTTTCCAAACCCCTCCTTCTTCGAATCGGTCGCCAACTGGATTCCCATATCTGTATTCAAACAAGTCCCCGAAGGTATTGAATAGGGCTTCCATCTTGGCAAAGCTGCCGTTCCAATCGACAGCCATACATACCCAGGGATCATTTTTGACGAGAAGATAACCACGAATGCAATAGAGAATGTCAGCCCGAACCTGTTCTTCGGAAAACCCTTGTCCCATATATCGAGGAGACACTTGAACTATGACCAATTTGCCATCAGCAGAATAAGAATCAGAGATGGTCATAAACCTCTCATTGGTAGCCTTAGCCATAAACGGGTCTCCTGGTTTGTTCTTAGCCTCCATCATAAACCACTGCCTGTTCCACCCATCAATAATGTCCTTCCAAACATTCACTAAATAATCTGGGTCTGTGGGTGAATCGATATTGGGACTATTAGGAATGAGAATCATCCCCTGCCCATTAAGGACTTCCTTTAACTTTGCCAGGAAAGCCTCTTGAACGACCTCGAACTCCGCCTGAGTGGGATATTTCCAGGAACAGCCGGGATAGAGCTGTTCCATCTTCGAAATTTTAATACAGATTAGGTCAGCCATAATACCATCATAGAAACCGACGTCGGCAAACTTGAGGAACTCAGTGAGCCAATAATCACAGAACCCATTTGGTCCAGCAGCCGGGTCCATAAGATAACGCTCGGTCTGGTGGGGAGGGTTGGCTGGATGTATGTAAGCACCACCCTCCGTCTTCCAAAACCAATCATCGTGAGCAGTCTTCAAATTCCCAATAGGAACCACAGAACCAGGGAACGGCTCCATACTCTCTTCACTGATAAGAACAGGACGGGAATATCTAAGAAGTCTCAAGCGGGAATTGGCTTCCTTCATTCGACCAACAAACTGGTCCATCTCTCTATAGGTGATTATGAGAGAGCAATTCCGAGCGGCCCACAGAGCTTTCTCTAAAATGAGGTCTTCACCATTTGCGTAAATCTTGCCACCGGATGGAACAGAAGGAGAGGAGTCCATATCCCAGACTTCTCCCTCCATCTTCAGTCGCCGAATCAAGACTAAGTAGGCATCTTCAGCGGTAGCTGGACTATCAAGCCAGACTTGAACAAAAAACCTATACGCCTTCCTCCATATAACATCAGCGGTCAAGGTATCGAGCACATCCATAGAGACGGGAAACAGGTGAAGAACCCTACCATCATCAGTAGTGATTTTAGTGTGTCGGTCCGCCAGCAGCCCCATAGCTTCTCGGGATAGAATCCAATCATCCTCCCTCTTCTCACAGAAGGTGTCCAGCTGGAAGTAGAGATTAAGAGGGGAGGGAATTCTTCCTATCTTGGCTGTCTTGCCGTCGGGATTTACGGCAATCGTTCTGAAAAGCCCACCGTACCTACCAACATTATCAAGGCGGGCATCATACAAAGTGACAGTCACTTCGGGATAATCACGCTCCGGTGCAGCCTCGGAACGCTCATCCCGAAAACCCAGGACTACTCTGTCAGCCGTCAGATTGGTCTGAAAGTAATCCCGGAGACCCTTAAATACATCCCGCAACAGTTCAGCCAAAATATACCCTCCCCTGTAGGGCATCTTTAGCGGCTCTTCGCCACCGCTTTTTCATAGCTTCTTTGTTATCCTCAAAGGTGGGTCCAACAAAAGGTCTGGGAGGAATCACCACCTGGCTCATCAAGATGAACATAACTTCAAATCCCTTAGCTCCCTTTCTGGCCAAGACCTTAGTTCCTTTGGGTCGAAAAAGGCCAGGGATATTTCTAACTCCCCCACTTCGGTGAGCTAAGACTTGGGCTTCTTTGGTAGCTGGAATGGTTAGAGCCTTAGCTATCTTGGGTTTGATCTTGGCTCCGAACTCCTGGACTCGAGCAATGTTCACCATCTCCACTCCCTCAGAGTTTTTCACCGCTCGAGGAACGCCCACAAAGAAACCGAAGGAACCAAGACTTTTGGCCGTCACACTGTTCATCAAATCCCCGTGACCAATCAAGGGTTTGGAACTACCCTTAACCTTAACAGTGATTCCAGACAATGCAGGCCACTCACTTCTACCATCTCGAATGGTTCTCTTAATCTCATCTCTGAGACTGTAGGCATTCTCCTTGGTGGCCACCTGAACATTCTTCGACATAAGACTGTTCATATTTTTGAGCCGACCCAGTGCCTTATTCCAATCACCATATAAATGCTTAGCCACGCCTACCAATCCCTCTCTTCACAGCTATAGTCAAATCTAAAAACTCATTCTCGAATTGCTTCGCCAAAATCAGCTTCTTCGTATAGTGCCACTGGGTCCTATCATATATCCGAATCACATAGTTAGCGGTAGCGATATCAACCATCTGAAGCATATAATTAGCAGCGGTGATGTCAACGGTAGTCTGACCCAACAAACCGACGGTGTCAATCCTATTCTGACCGGACTCGTAGTAGACGGTGCAGACTTCTGACAAACCTGTAGGTTCGTAAGTGATCTTCACTTTCCTACCAGTAGAATCTATAGCATCATCAAGGATAGAATGAACTCTGGCGGTGATGTAAGTGGTCTGATCAATAATGGAGGTGGGAACTCCAGAGATTCCAGAAGTCTCCTGACCCAAGAGATCGGTGGTGTCAATTTTATTCTGATCAGAATCCCGATAGACAGTGCAGACCTCCGATAGGCCTGTAGGCTTGTAAGTGACCTTTACCTTCCTGCCAGTAAAATCCGTAGCGTCATCAAGGATAGAATGAACTCTGACAGTGATGTAAGTAGTCTGATCAATAATAGAGGTGGGAGCTTGGAGATCTCCAGGGAGAATAAAAGCATCCCCAATCTTAACTGTCACCCCCTTTTCCAGGAGTTGCTGTTGAGACAGCCTGACCATAGAATCGAATTCTATCTCGAGGCCTATCTTCTCTCGGACCGCTTGGGAGGGACTATAAACTATGAGGGCAGAAAGAGAAACGGGAGTTTGAGAATACGCCTGGCTCTCATCAACTATATCCCCCGTCAGCTCGTCTCTCCCTCCGCCTTCTGTGAAGGCATAGTAGTTGACTGTAGTGAGACCCGCTACTTCTCCAAAGAAGGTCTTGTAGCGGTCTTTCAGAAAAAGACTCGGCATCAGGACTACTACTCCGCTATTATCTTCTGAATTAGAAGGTTGTTCTGGTCAACTACTTTTGTGAGAAGACCCAGAGTTTTGGTATGGTTCTGGGCATTAGCCTTGACTGCCTCACTGAGATGCTCTATGTCCACGCAATGGCGAGTCACCTTTCTTACACTTCCAAGATAAGCGACTCCAATCCCCGCACAGAATCCAACCACTCCCGTACCTATAATCTCTACTATCATTCTTCAGATTCCTCTTATCCTTTTAGTTTTGTACATGACCAAAAGACCATCAATTGTAGAGTCACCAAAGAAACCTCTCTGGCCAACTTCGGAGAGTCTATAACTGTAGTCCCCTAAGGACTCTTGAATGATTCGTCCTCCTCGCTGAGCCTCAGGGTCGCCGACCATAGGCAATCCCCAAACGGCGATCTTCTTGCAAAGGTGTTTTATATTGACAGGGGTGGTCGGAGTCTCCCCTGGATCGACAAAGCCAAAATCTCCTGTGATAACTATATTGCTTTTGCCGGTGGGCCAAAATCCACTTAGGCGGCGGAGCTTGGGATTGAATCTTCCATCCGGAATAGCCCGCATAAGGAGCTCATAATCATCAGCATCTAATTCGTCCCCACCTACCTCTACTTTGGTTATCGAGTCAATAGTGGCAGGGGGAACAGGCAACCACAACAAGTCATGGCCAGTGCCATCCAGAGTAACTACATACGCTTCCTTCTTTTCAAAGAACCGACCAGTCAGCTCCTCTATTAAGGATTGAGCGAGGACGATACGGGCCGTCACATACGCATCATTGTATGGGGGGTCTGTAACGCCTCAGCTCTTAAATCCGCGACACTGATGTAGGCCACCGTGATTCCTTAGGCTCTGGTGATGATAAGGGTAGGACGAACGGTGTTGTCCTGAGACTGAGTGACAGTGGTGTCACCAGTTCTGTTGACAGTCACATCCGCCAGCCTATACCAGAAGGTCCCATCCGCGAGACCTGCTTCGATGACGGCGTCGGTGGGAGCCACCTGAGCTCCGGTAGTTGCCGCCACACCCTGAACGGACTTCATATAGACAACCCCGTCACCCCTACTCTTGTAGGCGATGATCGAGTAGACCACCGACTGACCATTGATGAGAATAGCAGCGGCGCCACTACCCACATCGTAGTCAGCCTGAACGGCCTCCTCCTTCACGGTGCCGTCAACGGCCAATAGGCCTTTATCGATGTCAGCGTTGAAGTCGTAGGCTCCAGTTCCAGTGACCTGAGTGGAAGGGGTGGTGGGCACTCCAGCCAACATCCCTTCAATCACTCGGTTCTGAAATATCTGGGACTCTACTCCCACACCACCAACGATTCCGAATCCGAATCTGCCAGTTCCAGGCATTTAATTTCTCCTATTTTTTATGGTAAGGTGAACGATCTACTCTTCTTTCCCCTTCTCACCCAGAGCCTTCTGACAGGCGAAGACGATGGCAATGGCAGTCTTTTCGCCAATGCCTTCTATCTCCGTCAGACCCTCCTCTTGAGAGGCATCCAAGACCTCCCCAATGGTTTCATAACCAGCCTCGACCAAAAGCCCTTTGGTTTTGGCGGCGATGTCGGGGATGTCCTCAATGGGGGACTCCATAGTAAAGGTGGGGGTTTCCTCTTTGGGAGGAGGAGGCTCCGGCATCACTACCGGAGTCTCCTTGAAACACCCATTGTTCCTGAACTCAGAAATCCGTGGGTCTCCCTCCTTAAGAGTCACAGACCAGGGTTTGGTATAGCTGGCCTTAGCAGTGCTGTAAGCAGCCGCTATAAGGTCGAATCGGTATGCTTGTTTCGGCATAGTCTCTCATTCCTCCTTATTCTAATCTCCCACCAGATCAAGACCAACTGGTGATGGGAGCAACCAGAACCCGTTTGAACTTGACGATGGCATCTGCGGTGGGCAGAAGAACATCAAGTTCCAAGTAGGTCGTGATCTCGAACCGGTCGTAGTCCTTGTTGAATTCCCGATAGGACCGCCACTCAGAACAGTAGATCAGCGTCAGAGACTTGGGGTTCATCAGATAGAGGTGGGTCTCGTCGTAGATTTGAACCACATAGTTGGCGGCGGTGGTGTCGACAGTGGTTTGACCCAGCAAGCCAACGGTGAGAATTCTGTTCTCAGTAGATGTGTAGACGACGGTGCAGACTTCCGATAAGCCCGTAGGCTTATAGGTTATCTTTACCTTTCTACCGGTAGAGTCGGTGGTGTCGACGAGGATGGAGTTGACTCTGGCGGTGAGGTAGGTCGTGTTGTCAGTGATGGTATCCGGAGCTGCTGAAATCCCTTCGTTGGAAGAGATCTGAGGAACGATAAGCTGGCTGACTCCCAACGGGGGAACGTTAATCGGAGTAGAGATCACTTGGTCTCCCAACCCCGACCTCATTCTCTCGGTGGTGCTGACGTTGGTCAGAGAGGCGTGCCAGTTTATGTTCAGCCTTCGGTTGAAGAGCCACCTCAGATTGGGGTCGTTGGCGAACCGGTCAGGCATTTTGTCCAGCATAGCAGCGAAGATTCCCTGACCCCAAGCCTGCCCTAAGGCATTGTAGATGTTCCCGGTGTCAGACTGTTTCGCCAGTCCATCTATTCCCCTACGGAGCCGATTCCGACGGGTGAGCGTGCCCAAGGTCTTATCCCCATTGATAACGATGTCAGCGACATCATTGCCAAGTTGGATTGCCCAGGACTCGGTCAGCTTCTGTTCGAAGTTGGGAATCCCAGCGGCCACTGCTTCCCGCAAGTCCTCAGTGGTGATGTAGAGATCACTGCGGAACTTCTTGCAGGAGTAAGGAGCCACCCTGGAACTCGGTCGGGTGGTGATCGGAGTGGGGTCGTGTTCACCCACATACTCGGTCACCGGCTCATTCAGGTCGAAGACGGGAACTGTTCCGGCGGCTTGAGTTCGAACCTTGGTGTCCAATGTGGCCAACCAATCGCTCTGCTTTCGGGTCAGAATGATCAGATCTTCCACGACATCTCGAGGGAGAAGACCGCCAAAGTTCATAGTGGTCAGATCAAGGACACCGCCCTCTGCCTTGGAAACAATGCCTCGCTTGTCCGCCCATTGATTGAACAGAGCCAGGAGTTCCTGATTGTCCATTCGTGCTTTCCTCCTATTTAGTTAAGGGTTCATCCGCTATTAGCGAGTGATTGCCTCCACTTACTCTTGGGGTTTCGTGAAGGAGAATGCAGTGCCCTCCAACTTCTTAGCGAGAGGCACCTCCTCCTTCTTCTCGGTCACCTTGGGGTCAGGCAGGTCATCGCCACCCTTTCTGGTAGAAGGAGTGGTCTCGAGGTTTTTGAGTTTCTTCTCAACCTCCTCAAGTTGACCCTTCAGGTCGGCGACACCTTTCGTCAACGCCTCCAGGTCCTCCTTCTTGTCCCCACCCTTATCCTTAGGGTCAGGCTTGGCGTCCATCTTACTAACCTTCTCCTCTACTCCCTTGAGTCGTTCATCGAATTTCCCAA